AAAAAGATATATACCTTACCCTGCTACATTTTTAAATCAAGCAAGGTTTTTAGATGAGCCTGATGAACTGGAAGCAGAAGTAGTGTATAAGCTAGATTCTACAGGTAATTTTCATATAGGATATTGCAAGAAATGCAAGGAGAGTGCTTTTTATAGAAAAGAAGAGTTAAAGCATGATTCTAAGTGTTGTAATGCAAAAATATTACCAAGTAGAGATATAAATTTAATACAAGATGTTAATGCAGAAGCATAAAATTATAAGGCAGTCATTTGCTCCTCCTTATCCTACGTCTAAGCCACAAAGGATATACTTACCTATAATAGCAGGGGCTGCTTTATAATGCAAGTAATAGAAAGCTATTTTATGGCTTTACTTTTATTTCAACCAATAGAGGAACTATACACGTGCAACAATCCAAATACTATAGACAACAATCAACAACTATTATGCAACTGGATAGATCAGGATTTCAGAGTAAACAAGCATGGAGATAGGGTATTAAAGAAACAAAACAATAATGACAACTTTATAAAAGCATATTATAGGAATAAGTATTGGAGGGATCATGCCAAAAATAGATAGATTTAAAGGTCAGAGAAATGTAGAGATGTCTGTAAAGTACGAGAAGAGTTTTGTTGATGGTGGCAAAATATGCAGTCAATGTAAAGAAGTTAAATCATTAGATAAATATGGTAAAAGACCACAGGGATATCAAGCAAGATGTAAATCATGTATGACAATTTATAATAAGAAAAGATGGGCAAGAGCTAAACATAAATTATGGTAAGGAGATAATATGAAAATAGCAAGAATGACAAAAGGATCATGGGGAAAGATATTAGCCTTTTTCGATGTAGAGTTAAGTGGCATGACAGTAAAAGGATTTAAACTTATAAGTGGTCAAGATGGAATGTTTGTAGGAGTTCCATCTGTGAAGAAAGAAGATGGTAGTTATGATAATACAGTATTTGTAGAAAAGGAAAAGATGCCAATGCTGACACAGATAGCTACTATGGAATATGATAAAGTTCCTAGTTAATACTAGACCAAAACCACAACAACGTCATAGGAATAGGGGAAGGTTTCAATATGATCCATCCTCTAAGGCTAAAGAAACATTTTTAGCACAATCAATTAAGTATGCACCAAAGAAGCCTACAGGAAGAAATATACAGATGGAGTTAATATTTTGTTATAAACGACCTAGAAGCCACTACACATCAAAGAATAAGATATTAAAGTTAAAACCTGATGCTCCAGTATATAGATCAAGTACACCTGATTTAGATAATTTAGAGAAGTTTGTATTAGATGCGTATCAAGGGAAGTTCTTTAAAAATGACTCACAAGTGGTAAAATTATCATCAGAGAAAGTGTATGGTGAGCAAGACTATGTATACATAAAAATGGCGTATACAAAGAAATAATTAGAAATCAAAGAAAAAATATTATAAATTACGCTTATGGCTAATACACAAATTGCACAAAAAACAATTAAAAAGAAGCAAGAGTTCCTTGAAGTGTTAAAAAACAAGAGAGGGAATATATCTGTTGCTTGTGATGCGTCTAATATTGCTAGAAGAACATATTACTCTTGGATAGAGAAAGATGAAGAGTTTAAGCAGAAGGCTGAAGAAGCTCAAGAGTCTTTGATAGATTTAGCAGAATCAAAGCTAATGGAAAATATAGAAGCTAATGATAATACTTCTATAATATTCTTTTTAAAGACTAAGGGCAAGAAGCGTGGATATATAGAGAAGCAAGAAGTAGACACAACTATTAGACCTATAGGGGAGATAGAGTTTGATGGGATCTAAAATGACATTGTACAAAGAGGATTATCTTCCACATCAATGGGAATTTATAACCTGCAAAAAACCAATCAATGCACTTGTAGGAGGATTTGGATCAGGTAAGACGTATGCCTTTTTACATAAAACATTTATTAATCATGTCACAAAGTTTAACAATAAAGGTTTTTCAAATGGATGGTGTATTTATCCAACATATGACTTAGCAACAGAATTGTTTGTTGAGCCAATGAAAGAAATGTTTGAGAGAAATGGAATAAAGTATCAATATAACATACAGAAACACAAGTTTACTACAAATTACGGAATAATTAAGATTTATCAGCTACAGAAACCACAAAGAATTATAGGAGCAGAATTGACTTATATTGGTTTTGATGAGTTTGATGTAGAGTCTTGGAAGAATTGTGATATAGCATACAAAAAAGCTATTGGTCGAATGAGAGGTAGTGATAATTGTGAAATATATATCGTCACAACTCCAGAGGGATTCTCATTTACTCATCATCAGTTCGTAGAAAACCATAATGATAGTAAGGCATTGATACATGGAAAGACTACAGACAATCCTTTTTTGCCTGACTCTTATGTAGAGTTGCTAGAAGCTAACTATGACAAGTCTTTATTAAAGGCTTATCGTGATGGTCAATTTGTTAATATAGGTTCTCTTAGTACATATCATTCATTCGATAGGAGTAAAAATGTCAAAAAATGTGAATACGACAGAAGTAAGCCAGTCAGGGTGGGGCTTGATTTCAACAACGATCCCATGTGTGCAGTTCTATTCCAAATCTACCCAAATGAACCAAAAGTCAGAATATTCGATGCAATATCATTATCACATCAAGGTCAAGGGGATTTATTAAGTGCTAGGATGTGTGCAGTAATAAAAGATAAATACCCTAATAGTCAGTATATAGTATATCCTGATGCTAGTGGCTTTCAAAGACACACGTCTGCTATGTTTAGTGATATAGATTTATTAAAACAAAATGGATTTCAAGTACAGGTAAGAAAAACAAATCCACCTGTAACTAATAGAGTTAATTCGGTGAACAAAATGTTGGAGGGAAACATCATTATTGATCCGAGATGCAAAGCGTTAATACAAGACCTAGAAAAGGTAACAAACAAGCAAGGTACTAGGGACATAGATAAAAGTAATAAACTTTTAACACACATGACTGATGCTCTCGGATATGCAATAGAATGGAACTTCCCAATAATTAAACCAACATTAGGAGCTATACAAAGATGATACCGAACGTAGGCAAAACGCTATTAACAGAATCAAGGATGGATGCACAACAAAACGCAAAGAATCAATGGCGTAGGAATAGATTGATTGCTAGGGATTACTATAATGGTAATACGGAAGGGTACACAGAAAACTACTTCAGTAATTCTCTTGTAAGTAAAATTCCTATTTCTAATGTTAATATCACAAAGCGTATTATTGACAGAATTAGTTTAGTATACATGAAGCCACCTACTAGAGAATATAGCAATGAAAACTTTCCTATGCTCCTACATGGTAAAGATTTCAAAATGCAACGTGCTGAACGCATGACTAACCTGTTAGAGCATGTTCTAATAAAGCCTACTTGGAGACATGGAGTTCTTGACTATGATATTATAATGGATTTTGAAGCTCAGTTTGATGATGATCCTTTAAGACCTAGCTCTATTACATATCCACTATCTATAAAAGCATCTGTAATGGATGATACTCCTGAACTACACGCATATTGGGATGCAGAGAATACGTTTGTTTATGATGCTAATGGTAAGATACAGGATGATCCCAATAATCCTGATCACATCAATCCTTATGGAGTATTGCCATTTGTAGAATGTTTTAAGAATGGGAGACCTGAGTATTCTTACATAGACACAAGCCCTGCTATGGATATTATAGCAACAAACCTAGAGGTTAATGTGTCAGAGACCAACAGTAACGCTAACACGATGTTTCAGTCGTTTGGCTATATGTATGTAAATGGAAGCCAAGTAGAAAAAGAAACTTTAGAGGTAGGACAAGACAAGATTTCATTTCTTGGTATAGACGGAACTATGAGCATAGTAAGTCCACCAAACACAGTAGATGCTTTAGCTAACTCTATAGAGCATAGCTATAAATTGTTATCACAGAACTACAATCTGAGTGTATCGTTTGTTGAAGGAACTACAGCTATGTCAGGTGTTGCACTAAAGCTAAGAGGGCAGGAGCTGCAGGACAGTAGAATAAGTGATGTTATTAGATTTAAAGAAATAGAACAGAAACTATTTGACTTAGAATCTATTATACTGGGAGTAGAAGCTAATGTGAACGCAGGAGAGCTGTTAAAAGTAGATTATGAAGAATCAATGGAGATACTATCAGACGAAGAACAAAGAGCTAAATGGGACTGGGAACTATCACATGGCTTAATAGATGTTGCTGACATTCTTATGCAACGTGATCCTGATAGATACCCTGATAGAGAAACAGCACAAGAGTATATTGACGAAAGACAAGAAAAGCCTGTTGAAGAAGAAGGGCAACAAGGTTCGTTGCTTGAAGCACTAACAAGACCAGTTGAGTAGTGGCTGACCAAAACTACATAGATAACGTAGCAGAAAAAATAGCCAGTCAAGTTGAACAATTACAGACCGAGATGGTTAGAGACCTGCTCAAATTATCCAAAGATAGACGTTTTAAAAACATAGACGAGTTCTTATTTGCGATGGAACAGATAAATATCGAGCAACTTGTTACCATTAAGGCACAAAACATATTAAATGGATATACAGCAGCACATACACAAATTCTTGGAGATATGACGCTATTTGGAGAAATCACAGAAGATACATTAAGAGCTGTAACAAACTTCAGCACATCGTCATTTGCAGATACTTTAGGTAGAATGTCAGGCGTAATTAAAACAGAGATCATTAAAGGTGCAATAGGTGAAGCTACTGAAAGAGGAGTATTACAAGCAATACAACAACAAGCAGGGCTATCAAATACACAAATGAGAACACTAGTAACAACAGGATTGAATGATTATAGTGCATCTGTTGGAAAGATTATGATAGATACAAGCCCTGTAGCAACTAAGTTTAGGTATGTAGGGGCGCAAGATGACAGGACAAGACCTGTATGCAGAAGATTGTACGAAGCAGGTGAAATGACAAGAGATGAAATTAAAAGTGAATTTGGATCAGATGTGTTTGTCAATAGAGGTGGATATAACTGTAGGCATCAATGGTTTCCAGTAGAAGCATCAGAAAAGAGCAAAGATGTTAGATAAGAAGTTTTTTACAAGCCTAGCAAGTAAGATGCGTAAAGACTATGTCAATCACATATTTGAAAAAGGCAGAGATGTTTATGGTCGTGGATTTAAAAATTATAGCAAAGAATATGGAATAAGAAAAAGAGCTAACTCATTTAAAAGACAGTCAGGTGCATTTGCAAACAAGACATCTCCAGTTCTTACAGGTGACCTTATGAACGATGCAAAACCATCAAGCACAACAAGCTCTGCTAAAATAAGATTTGCAGCACATGGTGGTAAAATTAATAATCTTGCTAAGATGGGTAGGGTATTGACTGACGATAAACAACCATTACCTAAAAGCGTTATAAATATGATTGATAGGGAAGTAGGCAAAGAAATAAAGCTCAAGTTACCGAAGAGCAAAAGATTTAAATTTAAACTTGGAAAATAAGTATTTTTTATATTGACTTTTATGTTTAATATATGTATAAGTATTTTTGTTAAATAACTCACAAAAGAGGTACAAATGTCAGAACAAAATGAAACACCCATCGTTGAACAAGACAACGTAAAAAATGAGGACACACAAGTTCAAACAAATGAAAACATGATTCCACAAGGCAGATTCAATGAAGTTAATGCTCAGAAAAATCAATTAGCTGAAAAACTAGCTAAAATTGAACAAGCACAAGAACAGCAAAGAAAAGCTGATCTTGAAAAGCAAGGCGAGTACAAAACTTTACTTGATGAGCAGGGTAGAGAGCTTGAAAAGTATAAAGCTGATTCTACTGCGTGGAATGAGTATAAAACCAATAAACGAGCATCAATAATGGAAACAATCACTAATGATGACGATAAACTAATTGCAGAAGATTTATCACTTGGGAAATTGGAAAAGTTTGCAAACAGGGTTACGCAGACAAACACAGTAGGCACTCCAAATCAAAGACCTGCAAATTCATCTAAAGGAACTGGAGCTTTTGGTGGTTATAGTTCTTGGGCAGAGTTTGCAATGAAAGATCCTGTGGGTGCAGAGAAAGAATTAAACAAATAAACTTTTTTAAGGAGAGTTATAAACAATGAACAATTTATTAAATAATATACAAGGATGGGTTCATAGTGGTTACGCAGGTAATCATCTTATGGGCATATCTGATACAGATGTGGCTTTAGGTGCATCAGCAGGTAGAACAACTGCGGCTGCTATTCTTCAGTTTAACAAGGCGGCTGTAGCACCTCCTATTGTAAACATGCAACCTGCTGCAAAAGGTTCTACTAGCGTTGTATTTCCTACTTGGTCAAAACTAGGACTTGCAGCAGAACAGAGTGCAGGAGCAGAAGGAGCAGATGTAGGTGTAACAGATTTGACATCCGCTGCTACAACAGTAGAGATATTAAGACAATCTATCACAGCACAAGTCCCTGATTTGGTTGCTCATGGTAGTAGTGATGATTTTTTAAGCCAAGCAGGTTTGGTTCTTGGAAATTCAGTTGCAGCTAGATTTGACAAAAAAATTGCAGATTTGCTTGACAACTTTGCTACAACATCAGGTGCAGCAACAACATCAATGAGTTGGAACGCTATTATGGATGCTGTTGGTAACTTAGAGAAGAATGATGCTCCTAGACCATACAATGCAATGTTTCATCCATTACAAGTGTATGGATCACAAGGCATAAGTGCAGAGCTTGGTTCAATAGCCACAGAGCAATCTCACGGCGCTTTAAGTGGTGGCAACGCTTTAGGTAATCAGTTTGCACAAGCAGGTTTCGTTGCATCTATAGGTGGTGTTAATATATACACATCTCCACAAGTTGCAGGTTCAAGTGACCATCATACTGGAGCAATCTTTGCTAAGACTGCTATTTCAGTAGGATTTGTTGATCAAGGCGGTGGAAGTTTCATCCAAGTAGAATCAGATAGAAATGTGCTTGGAGCATCAACAGTTCTAGCAGCTAATGGATATTTTGAAGCTATTGAAACAGTTGATCTTCATGGTGTGACTATGAACACAGAAACATCATAGTAGTAAATGTTATAACTTTTAAGGGGAGTGTAAGCTCCCCTTATAGGCAATCAAATGACTAAAATAAAAAAAGAAAAAAATTTAAAGAACATAGGTGGTCACAAACCTTTTGGAGTTGATATTGATCCTAACAATGATTTATGTTTAACTAATGACAAAGAAAAAGGTCATCAAGCGTATTACAAAGGCTCAAAGATGAAATATATGGATTACCATGACGAGATAGGCAAAAGGATGGGTAAAGTAAAACATGGAAAAGGTATTACTAATATTGGAACATTTGCAGGTTTAAATTTTGATAACAATGGTAAAATCATTAAATAACAAGGAGAAGTGATGGCTGAAAAAAAAGAAACTAAAAAGAAGTCTATTAATAAAATAAAAAAGTTCAAAATAACAAAAGCTAATGGCAAGGTTATATATAGAGATTCATTAGATCAAGGTAGAATAAAACGCCATGAAGCTATAGGCAATAAAGTTGAGGGCATGGAATAATGGGAAATTCAGCTAGTGACTATACTATCATAAGAGTAAGACCAACAATAGATTTCGATGCAGATGGAACAGATAATACTCATGCTGTAGACGATTTAGTGTTTGCTCCCACAGAAATACCAAATGCAGTTTTAGGAAATGGTGGGTGTTCTGAATTATTAGCTTGTTATATGGTAGATTATTCAAATCAAAATACTGACTATAGGCTAATTTTTACCGAAAATACTGCTTCAGTGACAACGGTAGCAACTGGAGGATTAAATACGACTGTTAATATTAGTGTAGCTAATTTAAGGACTCTAGCCCCTTGTGGCATGATGGTAAATGATGGAGAAGATACAAATCTTTCATCTAGCAGCAATGACATTGATAATGCAAGAATTCACACTTTTGCACCACAGACTGAAAGCATGGACGGCACAGCACCTAGCAAATTTTTAATACAAGCAGCTGCAGGATCTTCTTCAGTTTATGTATTTGGCATAATAAAAGCAGGAACTCCTGATTATACGGCTGTAGACCAATTAGAATTAGTCTTGCACATTAAAAAGAGATAATGACAAGTACTCTAATAGAGGCAGTTAAATTATCAGAAGGCTTTAGAGATAAAGTCTATAAGGACACTCTTGGCATAGACACCATAGGATATGGTTTTGCTATAAAAGACCTTGTATTGGAGGAGGATATAGCAGAGATGATTCTACGCAGGAAATTGGAGAAGTTGGTACATGATACTAACAAACGATTTTCTTTCCTAAAAACGCTACCTATACAAGCACAAGACGTTATCTATGAAATGTGCTACCAACTAGGAATCACAGGAGTGTCAAAATTCAGAAAGACCTTAGCTTATTTAGAAAACTTTGAGTATAAGATGGCATCAAAAGAAATGCTAGATTCTAAGTGGGCTAAACAGACACCAAATAGAGCAAAGAAACTCAGCGACGTAATAAAGTCGTTATCTTAATGACAAAGGGGGTGCGTGTTAGACATCAACCCTAAAGAGCTAGTCTGTCCAAATTGTTATCACATTGGGATGACAAAAGAGGGTAAGGATAGAAATAGAAAACAGAGATGGATGTGCAAGACCTGTCGGCACAAAACAGTCCATCCAATATGCGATGCAGATTTAGATATAATAAAAGAAAATGTAAGGCTTTCAAAACATAAGCAGAGAGCACAAGACAAGAATAGAATACACAACAAAGCATTTAGAGAACACGCTAGAATAGAAAATGCAGTTGAAGAATACAGCAAAGAATTAAAGACGCTTTTTGAAAATAATAGTTTAAGTTGCACGACAACCACACACGAAGTAAATAACAAAGCTGTTGGTGTACTTCAGCTTTCAGATATTCACTTCAATGAACTTGTGAATTTGCCAAACAATAAATATGATTTTAAGGTTGCATCAAAACGAATATGGCATCTTGTTAATAAGTCTAAATCTTATTTTAAAACAGCTAACATCTCCAACGTAGTAGTTGCACTAACTGGAGACTTGATGAATAGTGATAGAAGATTAGATGAGCTTTTGAATCAAGCTACAAACAGGGCAAAGGCTACATTCCTTGGAGTGGATATACTACAACAGGCAATAATAGACATGAACAAAGATTTTAATGTTACAGTTGCATCTATTGTAGGTAATGAGGGCAGAGCTAACAAAGAAATGGGATGGAGTAATATAATAGCTACAGACAATTATGATTATACTATATTTCAATGCTTACGATACTTATTTAAAGACAGTAATATAGAGTTTGTGCATGGAGATCCATCAGAGCTTGTAATTAATGTAGCAGGTCAAAACTTGTTAATGATGCATGGACATGGTTCATTCAGAGGAAAACTAGATACAGCTGTAAGTCAAATTGCAGGTCGCTATTCTATGAAAGGTATCAAGATTGACTACATAATCATGGGACACATACACAGTTGTCGAATTGGTGACACATTTGGAAGATCATCATCTTTAGTGGGAAGTAACGACTATTCAGAAAAAGCACTTAATCTCAATGGTAGGGCTAGTCAAAACTGCTACGTGTTTTATAGCAATGGGAACAGGGATGGGATTAAAGTAGACTTGCAGAACGTAGATTGCGAAGGGTATGACATAGACGCATCACTTGAAGCATATAATGCAAAGTCACATGGCAAGATAAGAAAACAAAAAACAATATTTGAGGTAGTAGTATAAATGATAGAAAAGTTAGTAGCAGTAATTGGAATAGTAACCACGATGGCGATTGGTTTTGGCACGTTTAGTTGGAATCAAGGTATAGCTAATGAAAAGATTAATTCTTTAGAAAATAAGTCTATTATGAGCCAAAGAAAG